CTCGTCAAGTAAAAAGAGCGTGGCTGGCTCGCGAGACATTCTGCTCTCAATTGCCGTATCTGATGCAAGATTGGACCCACCAAGCAGATTGACACAGTTTGATGCCATGCACAGCTTGCGAATCTTTTTCATCGCATGATTCTTGCCGGCACTCGACTTGGCGACACTCATTACATACAAGTTGGTGCGTGAGCCTAGCGAGTCCTTCACTTTCCGTCCGAACAGCGTACCCAAGAACGCCAGGACGCAGCCAAATGTAAGGTAAGGCTGCGGCTTCAGTGCAGTTGAGTTGATCCATGAGCAGAGCTCTCCTGCCAGGCCGGTTGGCTGGGTGATAAATTTGAGTTCGTCGACTTGTTTGATGCATTTCATCTTACGAGTCATTTCATCAGCCGTCGGAGCATCCCCGTAGGCAAGCGTGGTGTTCTCCCACTTTTCTTGCAGTGGAGGCTTTATCTCATATTTCTCGAATGCTTTCAGCATTTTCTCGGTGATTTGTTCGCGTGTTGTTCCAGGAGGCACTGGTGCATCCCAGCTAGGGAATAGACTTGACGCGGCGAGTGGTGTGGATGTTTCTGGTCGCCCTTTGTCTTCTCGTTTGAACGTGTCAAGAATTGCCTTAACGGTCTCTTGTGATACGCAGAGCTCGTCCGGAATGGGTGCTGATGCATAGGCGGGGTCGTTGAGTATCCAGCCACGTGGTTTGCTGGGCGGGTGCTTGATCGACTCGGTGATCTTGCGACGGAAGTCTTTCTCGTCCTTCTTGTCGCTGAGGTCCCATGGCGGGATGCAGCGGGGGTTATACTCGCGTGCAAGGATGTCGTAGGCTTGCCCCTCTGCCATCTCACAGCCCCACGTCATCGCTCCACAGGCCCAAAGTAATTTGTCGTGCCCAGCCTGCCCTTGTACCGCCGAATCGCACTGGGCGAGGTACAGGCTGGCACGACGTTGTGTGTCAGTGTAGGTTTGTTGGGAGGCAGGGGCGGGCCTCGGCACTTCGGCCGACTTAGGGGCCGTTGGTCTCGGTATGGGCCGGAGGAAGTCTGGGTACTCGGCTGGCTGCATGTTCCATGGCTCCTGGCCATCAGACCAGGCGTATTTCTTACCATTCGGATGAATCGACGGTGCAAGCAACACATAGTAGCCGTCGCCGCGAATATCAATACCAGGAAGAAAACTGTTCTTGTTAGCCGGCGATGTATCTGCCCTGTAAAAGGCATGACAGCCTCCTCTTGGTGTGTGCTGAAAAACAGTGACTGGCATAGCCGGAAGCTTATCTACTGAATCGTATCCATTGATACTGCCATCCTCGGTTACGTCCACGTCGACTACGTAGATGCCGCTTTCTTTGCCACAGGCCACTGCCACGTTCGCGTCAGGCCATTTTACCCACCACTTGTTGATTTGTTCGGTGTTCGTCGTTGCGTCCTTGACGCCATGGGCCGTGATTGGCGTCTTCTGGCCGGGCTTGATCGGGAAGACGTACCATCCAAGGGCGGCGTATTTCAGTGCGGCGTTCAAGAGTTGGTTCATTCTGTTGCTCCGAGTGGCGCATTGTAGTCAACGATCTTGTAGTGCCGGCCGTTCTTTTTGACGGTAATCGTCTTCGTGTAGTCCAGGAGCTCTTGTGTCAGGAGCAGGCTTTCAAGGGCCCCATTGACTGTTTCCACCTTACTAGAAAATCGCTTTCGCCACCATGCCGCGGCCTTGCGGCCGGCGAACCCGTCGTGGTCAAGGCAAATCCACTCTCGGAACATCGAAAGGCCGCAACGATATTGAATCTTTAGCGAATCCGGCGAACCCTCCTTAATGTGGCGGGTCGCAAAGACTGTATGGACCTGGTGGATCTCGGGCTCGTGTGACAGGATAGATTTCTTGGACGCTTCGCCAGAGTGCATCCGACGTTTGGCCTCTTCTATCGCTTCCATTCTCTCGACTTCAATTTTCGGTATTTCCCAGCCGCACGCTGGACAGCAACGGACTGACCTGGAGAATGACTCGCGGCACTCGCCGCACGTAGCCATGACAACCTTTTGACCACTACCCAGGAGGTCGAGTGGCCCGTGCTCATCGATACAGCCCGCGAAGTCAAGGACAAGGCAGTCATCCTTTTCTGCTGGTCGTAGACCTCGACCAACCATCTGCGAGAAAAGTCCAGGCGACAGGGTTGGACGCAGAAGGATGATGCAGTCGATATGTGGTGCATCGAAGCCTTCCGTAAGGACGTTAACGCAGCAAATCGCCTTGAGCTTCTTTGACTTGAAATCCTGAATGAGTTCATCGCGCCTGTCTCTCTTTGTCTTTCCGGTGACGTACGGTGCATGAACGCCATGTCGCCTTAGCTCTTTGGAGACGTTTTTGCAGTGTTCAATATCGACACAAAAGAAGATGGCGGACTTGCGACCCTCAGCCGACATGAGGCGACAGGACTCAGCGACAGCAGTGGCGACTACGTCCGAACGATTCGTCACGTCAGCCAAAGACTTTACGATGTAGTCGCCACCGCTGTTTCGCCGGACTTCCTTTAGGTCTGGCTGACATAGCCCAACTTTGGAGCGTATCTTGCTAAGGTAACCTTGGTCGATCAGATCAGTTATTCTCGCCTCATAGCACACCTCCTGTAGGATATGGTCCTTGTGACAGATTGGCCCGCAGCCCATCCGGAATGGCGTGGCCGTCCAGCCGATAACGCAAAGCTGCGGATTGAATTTCTTGCACTCATTGATGAAGGTTCTGTACTTGCCTTCTCCGCTTGGCGGAATTCGATGAGCCTCATCAACGAAAAGGAAATCGAAGGGCTGGAACTCGCCGGCCCTCTTGTAGATCGAGTCAATCGATGCAAAGAGGATCGGAGAATCATAATCCCATCGGCCGAGGCCGGCAGAGAAGATGCCGATTTCTCCGTATGGGTAGGCATTGCGTAACTTATCGCAATTTTGCTGAACGAGCTCCTTGCGGTGTGCCAGCACGCAACCACGCACCCATGGAGCACTCGTCTTCCATTTCTCGATCGTGCCAGCCATCACAACGCTCTTGCCAGATCCGGTCGGCAACACGACACACGGATTAGTCTGCTTGGTGCAGACGTGCTCGTGCAAGGCGGCAACCGCTTCGAGTTGATATGGCCTTAAAGCGTACATCATACGTCGCCCCATCCCCGTCCCGTTGCAACACGACTGATTGTTGCCTCTGAAACTGCAAATTGCCTGGCAATCTCTTTCTGGAGTCTCGGGCCTCGCAGCTCTTTACGGATCTCCCGTATGATCTTTGCATTCAGCTTTGCGTTTGAGCTGTTACGCTGATTTTCGGAGGGCGTTACAATTCGACAGTTTTTCGGTGAGTATCCAGCATCATTGTTAATCCTGTCAATCTGTAGCGGCTTCTTGTATCCACTAGAAGCAGCCCATAAGTAGAACGCATTGGGATTATCGAGCCACTCTTTGCATATCCCTATACCACGCCCGCCATATCTCGGGTAGCTGTCATGCCCTCTTGAATAGCATCGTTTCTTCATAGAATGAAAGACGCCGTACAGCCCGTCCGTCTCGTAATTACGCAGATCCCGGGACTGCTTTGACCGCACCTTCGCACAAGTCTTACATGTGTACCTATGTCCGTATTTGAGACTCCCGTCTTTGTGGAAGCTCGTAATCGGCAGCTCCTGTTTACAGTGGTTACACACCTGCGTTAATGGTTGGAACTGCATTATCTCGCAGCCCTCTCCAGGTCATCAAGATAATCACTAGCTTGGGACTCGGTGGCTCTCATCACGCAGGACCGCTTCCAATCCATGATCCGCTTGATGGATGAAATCCCACATCCATCCACGTTCACAAGCTTCGTGGCACAGATGTCATTGAAGCACATTACTCCAGAATTACCTACATGCTTTCGGTCCATCAATGATAGGCCAGAAAGGTCGTCTGCTGCTATGTCGTACAGCATGGGACCCAGGCGATCTTCCTTGGCTGCTTCGCAGTGCTTCAGGACGGCATGATGGATGCCATTGACAGATTCAATAAGCTTTTCCATCTTCCTGGCCATGCCAGCTCCACGGCCGTTCATGTTGCTGACAGCATGCTCTATTGTATCTGTCGCGGCCTCAATCCGCCTTAAACGAACCTGCACATCCCACAACGAGCCTGTACTCCTAGTAAGCCATTTGAACATCGCTATTTCTCCTAGCTTTCGTAGCCATCGTACTTGTCATATCCCGGTTTACACTCCGGGTCATGCTTTGCCCTCCGCCGTTCCAGCCGCATCTTCTGCCGCTTGATCCACTGGTGATAGGATTTACTGCGGCTCCCCCACCAGCCGTCGGCTTTTGTGCCGCTCGCCCTTTCGTGCTTCCAGCCCATTACATCACACCAAAGCTTCCGTTGCGTTTCCATTCTAATATTCTGCGTTTTGCTTTGTGGAGATCCATGAGGCTTAAAAGCGACTCATCACTAAGTGAGACGCGGTATATCCTTATTACCGGACCTGACGTACTCTCGCCAAGATATTGCACTGGCGAAAGTGGCGTGCAACCCCGACACCTTTGAATCATCCCGCGATCACTTTTCTCGCCGCACTGCGAGCATAATATGCTCATTGTGTCACCTCCCTTATCTCGCATTTCTGCGAACCTGGCAAGCAGTGAATGACTGCACGGCCGCCAGGCATCTCGACAGCGTTGTAATCGACATCCTTGACCGTCCCGAGGGCAAGTCTTAAGTCGATGTCTTCGCTGTAGCGCTTTTTCCATGCGGTTGCCAGCTCGTGGGCAGCACCGTTCCAGACAACAGACTCTTCTGGATAGCGGCTGAGGATGTCGTCTGGCGAGTACTCATCGACAGTCGTGCCAAATGCGGCTTTAGCCGTGTCAAGAAACGATCCACTACAAAGCTCGGTAAGCGGTAGTTTTCGGAGCTCCTCGGTGGAATATTCGTCGGCCGATCGGCCGTGCCGAAACAATTCTCCGTCACTTTTTGCAAATTCGATCCACATATGGCCATGTGTTGTGAGCCCATTATCGCTCGGTTCGCACCCGAATAACAGGCCAGGCAGGATGAGATGATCGTCGCATGCTCTGTCCTGGTCGGCCCCGCAGAGCCCCCTGCCGTGACGCTCGCACTTCCATGTAGCGTAGCCGTCCATAGTAGGCGTGGCATGGCAACACTGTCGGCAACTCACCGACGGGAGCGGGAGTGCCGAATTTCCGGAGCCCCAGCATAGCGACCAGGCATCACACCAACTGCACTCATACCAGTCGGGACGTTCCGAAAGGCGCTGCGGTGGTGCGGTGGCAGTAATAATTCGCAAGGCCCGGTCCATGAGCCCCTTGGAATACTCCTTGTCGTACTTCACTCGCTCGGCATAGAGCTCGTCCGTGTCTTTGCCCACGGCAAGATTGCATCTGAGCATAATGCACAGGCTTCGACTTTTCGACACCGTCCTTCTTAAGCTTCACGAAGCTCTTATTGTTGTGTGTCTTGAACTCCCCTACATGCCAGGTCTTTTCGGCTCCGGGGACTCCAAGTATTGCGCCGTCCATGTGGCCGGAGAAGTGCCCTCCGTGATCGAGGATCTCGAACTGGTTGCCGTTGTCGTCGGCCTCATGGACGGTACAGCCAATCGCTCGCAGCTCATTGACAAAACGCGGCTCTGCAAGGTCCCCCGTCTCCCAGAGACGGTAGATGCGGCCGGAGATGTCCTCCTTGCAGCATTGCCTGAAGTTGTACCAGAGATACCGATCGCAACTATGCCCTATAATTGATGCCCCAAGGTAGCCTCGCTTCGCCTCGGCGTCGCCTTGCTGCTTGTGCCAGGCGTAAATCGCCGAAACAACGGCATGGTCTTCTGGAATGAACTTCGTGATATCGGTCATTTGTGCTCATCCAGCATGCGAATGGCAACTGACTTTATGCCAAACGGTATCACGACTTCCACGTGGCTTGACGGCGGGGCATCAATAGGGCGGGTGAAGACGACATTACAAAACCTGGCCTGGGTAAAGAGTATCTGTTCCGGTGCCTCTACCTCGCAGAGCATCAGGTTATTTTGCATTCTTCTTGCGTGACAAGATGCGGGATTTACTAAGTAAGTTGAATCAAACGGCAGCACCACGCCAGCTAGCAGGACCCTGAAGCGCCTCCACTTCAGGTTTGCTCCGTCGACATGGACAGGCACTCCACTGCCGCCGTAAAACAGACTATAGGAACCGTCATGAACTTCAACAATGTCTCCGACCTTCATTTTTTTCTCCACGTTAAGGGAATTTTCCGATAAGCACTTCGTGATGTCGGTCATGCTTTCGGGGTCTGTGTCCGTATCTCAACGGCCGTTTTCTTTTGTGTGACAGTGACGTACTCTGCCATCCTGCGATACACGCTCGGCAACTGCTCTGCGAATTTCTTGTAGGCCGGTATGTCGAGCTTCAGTGTCGTCTTTGAGGCGACGGGTGGGGCATGATCGAATCCCTCGCGGCGGAACATCTTGCGAATCGACTCGCAGTCCGCCTTGAAATTGAAGCCGCGGGTGACGGTAACTTTTGTCCCGTCCTCCAGCGTAATCGTTTTCTGCCCTTCCGGGGGGCCGACGATCTTTGCAGCGACGCGCTCTTCAAAGTCGATGCGACGTTCCTTCGCGAGCTCCTCGGCTACCTTGGCTGTTGCAAGGGCTCCTACGAGATCAACAAGCGGCATGTCAATGGGATTTTCTGGGGTAATCTCTGCTACGGACATAGTCTTTCCTCAATGGTCATGGGTAGTGGGTAACAAAAAGACGGCGTGCCGGAGTCGAACCGACCTACAAGCTTGCACTGCGTGATTCCCAGATCCGCCGTCCGTCGCCCAGGATCATGGACCGCAGGGCGTTCTTCCGCCGGCCATACCGTAACGGATTCTCTTACAAAGACGGCGGGCCGGAGTCGAACCGGCAGCATAATAGCGAGGTTGCTATGAGCGTCCACATGCACCGCCTGGCGTCCATGCAGTCTCTCTGGCTCGGCCTCATCCATGCCGGCCTGCCTGCTCGTGACTGCGATTACTGCTGTGAACGATTCCATGGCACATTGCCGGGCCGCGTCATTGGCACCTGTTCCGCCATTGGCTGCTGAGCGACGGGTGCCTGGACAACCTGCTGTTGCGTAGGGAGCGGCTGTTGCGACCGGAGTCCGCGTCCCAGAGCTTGATCTTCTGACACTTGCTGGGCCAGTTGCTGCGGAGGCCCGGCAGTCACCGTCTGTTGAACTGGTTGCTGAATCGGGACCTGTGCAGGCGGGGCCTGCATGACTGGCTGAGCAGGAGCCGTTGCCGGAGGAGCCTGAACTGATGCCGAATCGGCGAACGACAAGTAGGTGCGAATGCCGTTCTCGCCATCCTTGCCGACCTTGACGCTTGCGATGCAGGTTTTCTGGAGAAGCTGCGTTGTGTCGGCAAACTTTGTGGTGCCAATCGTCGCCTTCACGACTGCTGACAGCGTCCGAAGCGCCATCTCGACAGCAACGGGATTCGGATTGTCGATGTTTAGCCGATCCCAGAGCTTACGCCCCTTACCTGGGCCGTCAATGATAACCAGTTGCAGTTCCAGATAGTGGCCGTTTCCAGCTTTTGTTTGCTTGACCTCGGACCCTTCGATCAAGACTGGATACTTGCCAGTCGGAAGAACGGTAAAATCGTCAGCAGGCTTCACGGTAGTTGGATCGAAGCCTTCTCCGAAAAATGCACTTAGGTCGCCTTGACTCATGATTTCTTCTCTCTTGTGATGTGAAATGAATGTGTGAAGCCATGCTTACGATGCGTCAGCTTCGGACGGAGCTGTTTTCTTTGCAGCAGCCAGAAACAGGTAAATGTCGTTTGCGTGCCCGATGTATGCCGCTTGCTTTGTTTTTGGAAGAGCCTTAAACACCTCCGAAAAGGTATCCTCAATTTCGGCAGCCTCTTCTTTTGTAAAATCACCTTGCGCCATGGTTGCTCTCCTTGTGAAATAAAACAGAATCTAAAATGGCCATTAACCTGCTGCCTTGGTGACAGCCTCCATGAATGCCGGCCACGAAAGCGGGAGCTCATAAGGCAGACGGCCAAAGACTCCACGGCCACCGCCGGGGTGGGCAGGCCGCTTGGCCGTGTAAAGGAAGCGAGCTCCGTCTGTGTAGTCGGTGGCCTTGTGCTTCACATTTTCCTTATGGAAGCCTAACTTTTCATCGCGAACCACTGTCTTAAAGTTTGCGAACAGAATCGAATCAGCCCATCGCGTCATCATCGCGCAAGCATGCTTGTTGATGTCCCACTTGAAGGTATCGTACGACGGCCCAAGGGGATCGTCGAACCTGCTTACGATCACGTGGCCGATTACAATTGACGCCATGCCCAGATCCCGCCTGAGTGCATCGAGCCAGTCGGCAATTTCCTGCCAGACAAGCAGAGCAAGCTGCTCGCCCTTCCCATAGCCGTCGAGAACCTCGCCAATCGATCCTTTATTGCCGTTCTTCCGGCAAACCTCCTCCCAAATAAGTGGCTCAAGTGTCGACGAACTGTCGATAACAACTGTTCCGAAGTCATGTTGTTTTTCATGCAACGTACGTAGGGCGGAACGTACGTCGTCGACAGAGTTGCATACCGGGAACTTTTCTACCTGTAAGTCGTCTATTCCTTCTTCTCGCTTGATTGGTATAAAGATTGGGTTATTGCTTCCAGCAGCCCACTCCGATTTCCCTACCTTCTCGGTCCCAGTCAAGATAATCCGCGGCGCACACATTCTCTTTTCGTTCGTGATAGATTCGAGATCAAATGGCATGTCAGTTGTCCGTTGAGAGGATGATTTCGTGGTGTAGACGACGGCCGATCAGGGGGCGCATGAAATTACAGAACTGAGTGAAGTCAATCACTGGCGTAGGCATATCCAGGTTGGCAGCCCGTGTTATGGCGTCGTCATGTAGGTTGGCGAAAATCGCCGCTCGGTCGCCGGAGATGATTGCTGTGAGCATAGGTCTACCTGACGGAGATTGTGACTTTGGCAGCATCCTTGAGATTCATCTTCATGTCGGACACAATGTCATCGAGAATGACAAAGGCTGCATGCGCATCAATTCCATGCTGCACAGTTCCGATCTCCGCCTCGTCTCCATCATAGGTAAGATAAAACTTCTCGTCCACGGTGAACCCCCACAAGGTATTTTAGTTGGACGGCCGGCCCTCAAAACGAGCAAGCAAGTCGCAGTCGATTTCTACAGTTTAGCTGAAAAGTTGACGAAACTCAAGCACTTTCCATGGGTTTCTGGAAAATAACGAGATTATTTCCCGTTAATGATCTTACGTACAGTACGCGGTGACCACGGATTGCCGCGGAAGAAGCCATGCCTGTTTGTGGCGACATCTGCAATGGCTTCAGAGGTGTACCCTTGAGCACCCAGGGTCAGAATGGAATCAATGGCTGCTTGCTCACGCTCGTGCTTTACCAGCATCTTTGTCCCTGGATCGACCCGGAACCCGACTGGTGGCCGTCCAAGGTGGATACCTTCTGCTTGCTTGCGCTTAAGGCCGGCAGATGTCCGCGATGCAATGCGGTCCCTTTCAAAGGCGGCGAACAGTGCGAACACCCCGGAAATAAGCCTACCTTCCGGGGTGTCCTCGTTCGGGCTTCCGTCCGCGAACTCAATCGTAGCCCCTGTCGCCTTTACTCGCTGGCGTATTGTAAGGTCGACGATTACATCGCGGGCCAGCCTATCGCTACGATCTACCACAAGCACCATACTATCCGATAGGTTCTCGATTGCCAAATTTAGACTAGGGCGTTCAAGTTGCGTTCCGCTTACTGCGTCGTCTTGCTCGATTCGAGAAACGATATAATCATTGCGACTGCAATAGTCACGGCATCGCTCGATCTGTTTTTCACTCGACAGGTTCTCGTCTGAGCCTGGGCATGGGGAGAACCTTGCGTAGATGATTGCTTTCTTAGTCATGTGGCACTCACCTGCCCTGCCTCACATTCGCATGACAGGCATTTTTCCGAACCGCCACACGGGCCCGTTTCGCAAATGCGATCATCAAAGATCCCCGCTGCCTCGGGTGCGACTTCGCACGCCGAGAATACTTCTCTCCTGACTCCGTTATGCACGTAGCTTTCTGGCATCTTGATAGCAAAGCTTTGTCTTGCCGCAGAGACTGCACCGATGGAACGCCCCAGCAACTCCGCTATCTGCTTGGTCGTTACGTCAGTTCTCCAGATTTCCGCGATCTCTTGCTCTGTCCAAGACTTGCGGTGATTTTTTCTGCCAACCGTCGGGGCGTTGCGTTTCTTACGGCGGGCTACTTTCTTTGCATTCTCTCCGGCTGGCCTGACATACATTTCGCGACGCAGTTGGGCCGCTTTTCTGATTGCTGCACTCTTTCGTTTTGTAGACATGATCCTACTCTCTTTCTGGTTTGTGTTTACTTACTTTTCCTTTGGTCACGAATCCAACGTAACGCAGCGTGAATTTTTCTCAGCGGTGCGTAATTGCTTCCGGGCGGTTTTCTGCATTTCCTGTATCTCAAGTCATTGCTCCTTGCGATGCTACTTTCCCTGAATCATCCGAGTGCCGCATGTGCATGTCGGGAGCCCCCGATCTATCCACATGCGAGTCATCCGAATGATGCACTTACACTTCGGGCAAATGACTTTCATTTGCCGGCACGTCTGCTTCTTTGTTTCCTTCATCGCCTTTTCCCCTGGGTTGCTGTGGTTCACTTACCTTCCTTTTCTGCCAGATAACCTTCTTCCGCTGCGGTCATCTCCATTCGTTTTCCCCATTTTACCGCATGATCTAGACACCACAACATGTGATCGGCCCATTCCCTGGCCCCAGTGGCGGCCCATGCCGCTTCCTGCGTAAGCCCGCCCGCCAGTTTTTCCGCCATTTCTACAGTGTCCCTTACGGCAAAGTTCGCAGCCCGTTCTGCTGCTCTGGCCCAATCCACTGCATGTTCCGTTTCAGTCATTGCTTACCTTCCGTTCTGTCAGTTGTCATGAAATCCGGCTTGTTATGGTGCCGGAAGAACCGTGCCATTCCGATACGATCGGAGTCAGCCTCTGCCTTCGTTTCGTACGGCCCGCAATCTGGACAGTCCGGCATGCCGACAATCCACCACTCTCCGTCAACCAAGTCGGTGTGCATTGTGATTACCAGCCTACCGAATGATATCGCAGAGAAACCTTTGCCTGTGCAACTCCCCGCACGATAGTCAGGAAGGCGGGCCGCTTGCCTACCTTCCTCATGATGAGGTCGGACACCTCATGCAAGTCTAACGCCCTGGACAGTCGCCCCGCTATCGCAGGCCTGTCGCTATCGGAAAACTCTACAATCAGTTTCGTTGCTAGTTCCATGGCTCTTCCCCTTGCATGTTGTGTGATTGCAGAAAGTGGCTATTCGTCCATCCAGCGGAAAGCGGCACGAGTTGCTCTCTTTGCGTCTCGTGGCATGCTATCGAAAACATAGCCGATGTCGCCGTTGGCATATTGTATCGGCCATGATGTGTTAAGGCCGTTGGGGTGGTCAAGCTGAACCGCCAGATCAAGCTTACCTGACAATCTCTTGCTCCACAATCGGATGCTCCACAATCGGACAACGTGGGCTTTCCATGCACCTCGTGTTTCGGTATGAAGTATTTCTGGCATATCTCTTCCCTCTGGGTGTTGTGTTATGCTTCCCACTTAACGCGCTTTCCTGTCTCTTGTGAGAAATGACAGTCGCATTGCTGGCAGAACAGGCAGTTGTCATCAGCCCCGACTACGTCAAAGCAGTCTAGCTCTTCTTCTTCTGAAATGCCTCGTTCACGTGGGCAGTCTCCGCACTCTGGACAACGTAGAAAGTCAACCGAAATGTGATCCACGTCATCTGCATAGCTTACCCGTGCAAGGCAATTGCGAGAAGCACTTTCCTTATGCATCACGTTCACGGCAAGCGGGGCCGTGTGGTGCCTTTCAGGAAGTGTAACCCATCGATTACCTTCCCGAACCTCCACGACAAGCAGGC